ATGAAATACAAAGTTACAAGAGTTGAGTTAATAGATAGCATTTTAAACAAGTCCGTAGTTAACAGAGTACAAGATTTAACGGATGATATCGAAGTATATCGAAAGGAATTAAAAGAGGTACATAGATGTAAACGTGTGCTTTTGGTGTACGAAGAACTGCAAAAATAAAAGCGGCTGGCGTAATTTCGCCAACCACTCTCATAAGCACAAAGCTTATAGCTATTAGGAACAGCAAATATATAAAATCTTTGTGCTTATGGCAAGTAAAGCAGTAAATAATTACATAACTAAACGCTACGAACGCTGGCTTGATTACTCTTTGTATCATTGTGGGCTTGCCAGCATTCCTGATGAAGCGACAGATGTCTTGAATGAGGTCATTTGTTCGCTCCTTCAAAAGAAAAGCAAGTTGTTGGATAAGTTGTTTGAGACGAAAAAAAATGGCTATACAGAGCTTGATTTCTTTGTTTTGAAGATGATTAAGTTAAACGCATCTTCTCCGACCTCTCAATACAGAAACAAGTATAAGCCTTTGCCTGCGGATGGTAATGTAGATTATTCCAGGCTAGATATTGAAGATATCCCGGATGAGTCAGAGGACAGAAACGCTGAAATACTAAACAAACTGCATTTAGTAAGAGAAACGTTTGAAAGCCTTGATTTAGGTCCGGTAGCAGCCCGTGTCTTTGAATTTCATTTCTTCCAGGACGGAAATTTTTCCGAATGGGAAGGCTCGGAGACATTGAAGCAACTGTATGAGATTTATAACGGAGTGCAGGAACTTATTAGAAAAAAAATTAATGGAGAAAGTATATTCTAATTTTTATGTCTAATTTTGCGAATTATTAATTTAAAACAATTTTATATCATGAAATGGATTGAAAAAAACATTGGTTGTATTGTGCTAGTGATAGTTGCTGCAGCTATTTTAGCACCAATTATTTTTACCCTACCGGGATTTGAGTGTTTTAATAAAACAACTACTGGACAAATTGGAGATACTATAGGAGGAACGACAGCCCCTTTCTGGGGCTTTTTGAGTGTTATTTTACTGTATCTAACATTTAGAGAGCAGCGAGTTTTTAATCGTGAACAGTTGAGCTTTAATAGAACACAACAAGCCGCAAGTGACTATGAGATATTAATGAAAATAAGAGATAATATTTCCAGCTTATGTAATGCTTTAGAGCTGAACATAGTTCATCAAAAAGTTCCGGGAAAATCTCAGTTTAAAGGTGCTTCGTTTATTGAAGAACTTCGAAATACAACACATCCAGACAATTATATTGAAGAAGCTGAATTTGATAAGTTATATAAAAATGTAGTTGAGATAGCTGAGTTGTGTTTATTATACTATAATCTTATTCAACAATCTTCTTTAGAAAATGGATTAAAAAAAGCATTTTTTCAATCCATATCAATTCATTCTGAGTATATAAATAGGTTGTTTTTTCTTTATTTACAGAAAAATATAAATATCATCAAGACTACGTGTTCTACAGAAGACGATTTGTTCGAACGGTATAAAAATGCAAATGAACGTATCATTGAACAATTCAAGAATGCAAAATTAGCTTTACAGAATATTCAATAATATGTTATTTGCCTCTTTTTTGATGAAAATAAGAGCATTTCGCTTGTAAACTCAAAAATAATCTGTATGTTTGCATCGACTTACATACTGAGAGGCGGGTAAAGGCTCGCCATATTGAATTGCTGCGGGCATTTTTTATGCCTGTTCGATTTGAACATATACGGTTCCGACCCCCGTGTGGATGCTTAATGGCACCACTGCCTCTCAGGTGTAAGTCAACGGGAAAGCGGGACCGTTCTTTTTTCTCCGCGTTAACAAACATTCTTAATGATATGACTAATCCTGAGAAGAATTGTTTGTTGGTGAATAATAGTATCCTTCAAACAGGTGCACCCACACCTAATGGGCATCGTGTAACTACAAGTATCGTTCTCCGACTTGTGAATGTGTGTATTGCGTTCATCGCTCTCATTGTATCAGGTTCTGCTGATACATCATTTCCTCTCTTTGCCTGTATAGGCTGGTTTATCTCTTCAATCGCATTAATGGTTTCACTAAGGAAGGAGGATTATCATGGCTAATGAATCAATTGCCCCGGAAAGAATCATAGACAATAAACTCTATGAACAATTGCAAGCCCTAAATCGTGTCAAACTTGAGTGTGGTATCTTATTCGCTACCTATTCACACCAAGGCGTAAACGTATCCGAATCAGATGAAGCTACTTTGTATAAAGACATAGATAACTGTATCCTTGCACTCTCTTACCTAGCTTGTAGTAAGTATGAATTTGATTTGAAGAAAGGAGGCGTACTATGAAAGGTACAGCTTTTGAGTCAGATCGCAACGAAGCAATGAAGCTTTTACAAGATCTAGTTAAGATAAAAGATAGCTTATATCGTTTCGCAAGTGTAAATAATGAAGCACGTAATCCCTTTAATCCAATAATTAATAGTTTTGCAGATGATATTGGATGCTTCTGCTGTGATCTAGGGCAATTGATTGGAGCTACTATTTACAGTGATATAAATGAGGGGTATGACATTAATATTAATGTTCAGAAAGGAGGTGAATTATGATCAATAATAATATAGAACCTAAGTTTGTAATAGATGAAGAACTCCACAACCTAATGGTGACACTGAGAGATACTAAAGAGCTTTACAATCGCATTTGTGCCCGTATGAGAAAGCAAGGCGTAAAGTTGAACAAATGTAATGAAGAGAACTATTCCAGTGACATTGACGAAGTGATATCCACTGTTTCATGTATCATTAGCGAACAACTATATCACGATATACAGAAAGGAGGTCTAGGATGAATGATAATATTCAAATAGTAATCAAAGACGAAGAGATGCTTTCGGTTTTACTGGATAAGCTCATTCGATGTCCCAATATAACAGTGAACATCAACATTCAAACTATTGGTGATATCACTAATAGCACAGTGAGCTTGGTAAACGCAAATGGTCGTGATATGAAGGTAGACTGTAAGGCTAAGAAGGGAGGTCTAGTATGAATAAGATAGTATTCCAAGATACAGAAGGACAACCTCTGACTAATAGTGTGCTTGTGGCAGAGAAGTTTGATAGAAGACATGATAATGTATATCAGGCTATTGGTAAACTTCTTATTACGTGCCCTGAAAAGTTAGGGCACCTATTTATTGAAAGTTCTTATATTGATATTCAAGGCAAGGACCGTCCTATGTACATCATGAACCGCGACGGCTTCACCCTCTTGGCAATGGGCTTCACTGGAAAGAAAGCTCTTCAATTCAAACTCGATTATATCGAAGCCTTCAACAAAATGGAGAAAGCCATAAAGGAAGTACCGATACTCCCTTCGCCTATTGACGTAACAGTTTTGAAACAATTGGTAGAAACAACACAAGTAATGGCCGCACAAATTAATCAGATGCAATCAGAATTGACTCGTCAACGTGAATTGCTAACTATACCGACTTTGCAGAATCCATTGATATCTACCAGTGAGCAACGTATCTCTCCCCGGCAATGTAAATACTACACAGTTAAACAGCTGGCGAAAGCATTAAATTCTGATGCAAGACAACTGAATGCTTTTCTTGAATATAAAAGAGTCCAAGAATATGATAATATGAAACAAAGATGGGTATTGGATTCATCTCTTGTCGGACGTGAGTTAACATATACGGTTGTATATGAGCCTGTCGATCCTGATGAAGAACCACGTGAATATATGGTGTGGAGTCCCAAAGGAAGAGATTATATTTGGGAGTTATTGCTTAATGAGAAGCGTAGAAGCCAAGAAAACGCCAAAAGACGTTAGAATATTGTGATAATTATAGAGCGAGGTGGGATTAAATCATAGTCTCACCTTTCTTTTTCCCATAGAAATGAGTATTCGGCATTATATTTTAAGCAAAAAGTATCATATGGGACGCAAAAGCGCATATAAAGAAGAATACAATCAGTTAGCCGAGAACTATGCCTTATTAGGAGCTACAGACAAGGAAATGGCTGATTTATTTAGTGTAACCGAGCGCACATTTAATAAATGGAAGAAAGATTATCCGGAATTTCTTCAGTCCCTAAAAAAGGGAAAGAATATTGCGGATGCGAACGTTGCATCCCGTCTTTATAATCGTGCTATCGGTTATTCCTGTAAGGCAACAAAATTTGCAACATCCGAAGGAAGAATAACAGACTCAAAAGAATATATTGAGCATTACCCACCTGATACGACAGCCGCTATATTCTGGCTGAAGAACCGGCAGCCGGAGAAATGGAGAGACAAAAAAGAAGTTGATGCAAATGTGAACCTTGGTGATGAATTGGAAGGATTGAGTGACGAACAACTACAGGCTATAATTGATGGCAAAGAAGAAGAGTAAAAGACATATATTGATTCGTAAAGCAAAAGCTGCTACTATACTCCGCAAACGAATAGCAAAGAAAGACTTTTGGGCGTTTTGTTTGTACTATGATCCGAAGTTTTTCTCTAAACGTCTGTTCCTAAAAAAGGTCGCAGAAGCGTTCATGCGTGTGTATGAATCATATTCTGCCGGCATAATCTACCGTCTTGCTGTCAGTATGCCACCACGTGCCGGAAAGTCTTATATATCTTCTCTATTCATTGCCTGGATGTACGGACACTTTCCGGAAGAGTCAGTTATGCGTAACTGTTGTTCGGATACTCTCTATAATAAACTATCATACGATACTCGAGATGTTGTGAAATCTAGGCGTTTTAAAGAAATATTTCCCGATATCCATTTAAAGGGTGATAAGCAGAATGTCAAGAGCTGGAGTGTGGAAGGTGCACGACAAGTATCCTACTTCGGTGGTGGTGTTGGTGGTACCATTATTGGATTTGGTGCATCAATGCTCGCCATGACGGATGACTTGTACAAGAGTCTGGAAGATGCATTATCGGATAATAACAATGAAAAGGTATGGTCATGGAAACAAGGTACACACGATTCCCGCATTGAAGGAAGCTGCTGTATGATTGACATTGGTACTCGCTGGTCCTCCAATGACGTTCTCGGACGTATAGAAGAAGCCAGTAAGTATAATGAAATTATCCGTATTGCGGCACTTGATGAGAACGATGAAACCTTTTGTGCCGATGTACATACTACGGAATACTACCGGGAACTTCGTTCTGAAACAGACGAAAGTATTTGGATGGCCGAGTATATGCAGGAGCCGTTCGAAGCCAAAGGGTTACTATTCCCTAAATCGTCTCTCATACGCTTCAAACTAGCCGATATTGCAGGGAAAAAACCTGATGGGACACTTGGAGCTTGTGATACAGCCGATAAAGGAGATGATGATTTCTGCGCACCATTCGCAAAGGTGTTTGGTCCAAAATACTTCATTACCGATATTCTTTTCACTAAAGATCCTGTCGAAGTCACAGAACCACGCTTGGCACAAATGGTAATAGATACCGAATGCGACCAGCTACGCATTGAGTCAAATAATGGTGGTCGTATCTTTGCTATCAATGTGCGTAAGCTTGTTACATCAAAAAAGAGATCGTGTGTTATACAAGCCCGGCCAACAACCCAGCACAAGGAAACACGTATCATAATGAAAGCTGGCTGGATAAAAAAGCATTGTGCTTTTCTTGATGAAACAGAATATTCCAAAGGATCAGACTACGGTCGTTTCATGAAAGCGTTTACCAATTACAAACGTGAAGGTGATAACGCGCATGACGATGCACCAGACGGAATGACCATCCTTGCAGAATTTGCAGAATCGCTTGGCTTGAAGTTCAAAACATCTACTCGTAAGGTGGGGCGTGGATAAATTTTAATTCAAATTATTCAACAATTCCAAATATGTTTCCCTATGTGACTTTATGTTATTAAGAGATACTAATATACTTTCATATGTCTTTTTTAAGATATTGTCATTTGGTAATGTGGATTTCAAATTGAAATCGGAGTCTATAGATGCAGATTTATCAATAGACTTTATAGATTGAAATTGGATTTGTAAGGTATTTGATATAGCACTAATCGCTTTATCACAACCGCTAATACATTGTATATATTCACTTTTTGTCATATTCATCTTATAATTTAGAGTTTATATGCAAATGTAATACATTCCTTTTAATTATATATATTTTAAGAGAAAATATATGCCAGACATTAAGGATATTCTAAAAAATGAAGATTTCGGTAGCATAGTAGGTGATTTATGCGTTGATACCCGTGATAATCGTAATCCTCGTGAGTATATGGAGGAATACAACGGAGATAGAACCCGTCGTAAAGAGTCTGTTGGATATCGGGAGTCTAAAAAGATTGCTGTATATTCAGATACAGAAGTAGAAATTGACCCCGAAACAGGAGCCGAAAAGCCAAAGAGACTAGAAGACAAGACTGTCGATGTAGCTAAGGTCGTAACCAACCTACCTAAAAAGATCGTCCGCACATCTGTTGCTTTTCTGTTTGGCGGTGAAATGACTATCACAGCAGAAGATTCGAATGACGGATTTGATGAGTTTAAGAAGGTCTATAAGCGAAAGCTCAAGATGCAATCGGTATTGAAAGAGTTTGCTCGCAAAGTATTGTCTGAAACTAAAGCAGCTATTGTATTCTATCCTGTCACTAAAGATGACGGAAAAAGCCAGTTGAAGGTTAAGATTTTATCTACTCCCAAGGATAGTAATGTCGAATGTGAATTTTATCCACACTTTGATGAAGACGACGATATGGACGGCTTTATCTATAAGTACAATGCAGAAGTCAATGGCCGTACTTGCGAATGCGTGAAAGTCTATACGAAAGATGTTATCTATTCCGGTATTATGGACGGTGTTTGGCAAGTGAAAAAGATAAAGAATCGTTTTGGCAAGATTCCGGTAGTATATGCCGAAGTCGATTGTCCGGATTGGGAAGATGTCGCTAATTTGATAGACAAGAAAGAAATGAGACTTTCCCGCCTATCAGATACTAATGACTACTTTTCAGAACCGATACTGAAAACTTATGGTTTGGCTAATCTTCCGAGCAAAGAAACTGTAGGCAAAGAGTTAAACTTTACTATGGAAGTAGATGCGGATACCGGTAATGCATATCACGGTGATGCAGATTACTTAGCATGGCAACAGTCCTGTGAATCCGTAACACTTGAACTTAACCAGTTAGATGATGCAATACATTCCGGATCTTCAAGTCCTGATTTATCTATGAGTAAACTAATGGGGCTTGGCAACCTTAGTGGTACCTCACGTCGTTTTATGTTGATTGATGCAGAGATTAAGGCATCTGAACAAATGGAGATATTCGGCCCGGCAGTTCAACGTACAGTGGCAATAGTTCAGACTGGAATGGCTAATATTACGCACACTAAATATGCATCACAATTAAAAGATAACTACATTGAGGTTGAGTTTGGTAGTATTCTCCCACAAGATCTAGCTGAAGAACTTAAGAACCTTGAAACTGCTTCTCAATTCAATAGCAAGGAAACGATTATAAAGAATTCACCATACACTGACGATGTGGAAACAGAATTGAATCGTAAGAAGCAAGACGAAAAAGAGACTGCACAGAATAATTCATTTATTGGAGCAACTTTATAATCTATGCCCGGACTTTCTTTCTACGACAAACAACATATACAGAAAATTGCTGCACAGCAGGCCGTAATAGCCAATATCTTTAATCAGTTTATACTTTCTGTTTCCCCGTATCTCCGTAAATGGTCTGATGCGGGGAAAAACAATGTATGGATAAGTAATCAGGGAATAGAGAGTGCAGTTGACCGGGAACTGCTGAATCTTGAATCAATGCTATATGCTAATATCTCTGCATTTCAAAAGGACGGTTGGGAACGAGCAGAAAGAAAGAATGATGATTTTATTTCCCAGTTCATCAAGGGAATGTCTATTTCCAGTGTAACAAAAGATGGTATGTTCGCTCATAGCTTATCTGCATTTGAAGCTCTAAAGAACGATATAGATGCTAACGGATTCAAGTTATCTGATAGAGTTTGGAATATTACGCAACAAACGAAATCGCAACTCGAATTCTATCTTGATAGTGGCGTAGTTGCCGGACGTAATGCAAACGGAATCAGTAGTGATATACGGCAAATTTTGCAAAATCCCCAAAAACGCTTTCGTAGGATCCGGAATGAGAAAGGTGAATTAGTTTTGTCTCAACCGATGAAAGATTACCACCCAGGGCAAGGGGTTTATCGTTCAGCATATAAAAATGCTCTCCGGACATCTGCAACAACTACGAACATTGCTTATCGAAGTGCAGACTATGAACGTTGGAGTAAACAGGATTTTATACTAGGTATCGAAATACATCGTTCTAGCAATAACCGTGGCCCATGTAGGATATGTGATGCAATGGTCGGCAGATATCCGAAAACGTTCAAGTTTACAGGCTTTCATCCTTTTTGTATCTGCTTTGCCACTCCTATCACCATGGAGCCGGAAGATTTTGCTGATTTCTTGCTGAATGATACGGTTCCGCAAGGTCAGACTATTACGGATATTCTCCAAGCGGCAAAGGATTTTGTTGCCAAGAATAAAAACGAGCTACAATCCACTTTCTGGTATAAGGATAACTTTTTAGAAAATGAGACATTTGATATTTATCCTACTAATAATGGGAATGTTCGAATCAGTTCACTTCATGGTAAAAATGAGAAGGAAGAAAATTTAAAAGTGGCATCCTATTTAGCGAATAAATATGGGTATGAGATTGCTTTGATAGCAAACCCTGATAATAAAAAATCCGCGGACTCATTCAATAAGACATTAAATGTGGCACAAGAATATAAAATGAATATGACGGCTACAAAAAGCTCAATAGATAATCTGCTACGTTCTGCTGCAAGACAAGCAGATAACGTGGTATTGTGGATAGAATCGGATATCTCATTGAACGAACTCAGTACAGCTATTCACAGCCGTGTAAAAAGAAGTAAAATAAAAAGTGTGACAATTGTAAGAGGTAATAAAGATAAGACTTATCATAGAGATGAGATCATACAGAATGACTTTAAAATACAACAGGCAGACCTGATATGATCAAATCTGCCTGAGGTGGGGTGTAAGCCCTTTCGGGTGAACACCGAGACAAATATACGATTTTTTTTAATAACAAACAAATTCTCAGAAGTGAGTATTTTATGGAAAAATTATATTGGCTTATATTTTAATAGAAAATCGTTATGACAATCATTGATGCAATTAAAAAGGGCTTGAAAGCCGCAGGTGTAAACGAAAAGTACGCTGCTAAGGTGCAGAAACTATTCAAAATCGAAAAGGAAGAAGATATCGACACTTATGTCGCCTTGTTCAAGGACAATATTCTTCCTGACCTTGAAGATACATCAGCAGTAGAAAGAGCGAGAAAGGATGCTATCGCTGAGTACGAGAAGAATAATGGTCTGAAGGACGGTAAACCTATCAAACCGGTTAAAAAGACAAAGAAAACGGCAAAATCCGAAGAAGATGATGAGGACGAAGACGAGGACGAAGATTTCGAAGGTTTGCCTGCTTCTGTTGTTAAGTTGTTGAAAGCTCAACAGAAGCAAATTTCCGAGTTGACCGCATCTGTTTCGACTGTCGCTTCAACACTAACAACTTCTACAAAACAGGCGTCCGCCAAAACACTGTTTGCAGAAGCGAAGCTTCCTGATAAATGGTTCAATCGTATTGATGTCAATTCTGAAAATTCTATCGAAGAGCAGATTAAAGGGTTGCAAGAAGAATACGCTGAAATCAGGCAGTCGGTAATAGATGATGAGGTCGCCGGCGGTGGCTACAAGCCTAATTCCTACAAGCCCAAAGAACGTTCAGAGAAAGAATGGCTGGAACTAATGGAGGACGAGGAAGGTGCTAATAACGGGACTGCCAGCCTTGGACTTGAAGAATAATAATTAATAATTAAAAGCTATGTTCAGAAAAAAGCAAAGTGAATTTCAGTATGCCCCCGGAATCGAAAAGATTATCGAGGACATTCAGGGCGGTGGAACTATTGCTCGTGCGGAACTGAAGGGAATCATTGATGAACTTCCTCCGCTTGTTATGGTGGGTAAGGACGCTAACGGTCTTTATCATATTGTTAAGACTGGAAGAGTTACGGCTGTAGCTGCTGCCGATGCGGTGGCTATTCAGGTAGCAAAGAATCATGTGTTTAAAGTTGGGGAAGCGGTTACAATCGGCGGTGCTTTAACTGGAGCTTCCGATGTAATCTCCGCAATCGACAAGACCGCCCCGGCCTATGACACAATAACTCTTGCCGGTCCGATTGGGGCTGCGAAAGTAGATGATGTGTTAGTGCTTGTAACTGCTAAAGCTGCTGCAAAAGCCGCTAAGTTCAAGTATGTACCGGAAGTTATCACAATGAACAAGGTCGATGTAACAGTTGCTAACCAGCAATCCGGACTCCTAGTACGCGGTACTGTAAATGAGGCAGTAATGCCTTATCCAATTGACGAAGCGATGAAGGCGTTGCTTCACTTTATCCGTTTTGTGTAATCCATTAATTCATAACTATATATGGAAAGAAGTTTAATTAAACAAGTGAACCGTAAGAATATGGGCGCCCGCCTTAACTCGCGTAAGGTTAAGCCGGTGTTCTTCCCTAATTTCTTCGGTGTAAAGCAGAAGAACTCTCTGAAATGGGAGACTCTTACAGGTGAGAAAGGTGCACCGGTTATCGCTGACGTTATTTCATTCGATTCTTCCGCACCGCAAAAGAAACGTGAAGTTATCGGTAAGATGTCAGGTGATATTCCTAAGACTGCTGTAAAGCGCGGTATGAACGAAAGTGATTGGAATGAATACCAGCAACTCAGCCGTGATTGTGAAGGCGATTCAGATTTGAAATCACTTCTTGACCTTGCGTTCAAAGACCAGGACTTCGTATATAACGCTGTTCGTGGTCGTTTCGAATGGTGGTGTATGCAGTTGATGTCTAAAGGTGGATTCGTCCTCAATTCAAACAATAACAATGGTATTGTTACTGAAGAATTTGTGGGCTGTGGTATGCCTAATGAAAACAAGAAGGTTGCTGCTGTGGATTGGTCTAAGTCTACAACGGCCGACGGCTTGCAGGATATTGAGGATACCGTAGTTACCGCTTCTGCCGAGGGTGTCACTATCAAATACGTAGTAATGCGCAAAGATAGATTTGCTCTATTGAAGAAGCAGAAGGCTGTTATCGAAAAGGTTAGGGGCTGGATTAATCAGAAAGAAAAGCTGACTATCTCCAAGAAAGTTATCAATGAGTATCTTGCCGCCCAAGAGAATACGGAAGGTGTCCAGATTGTTCTTGTAAGTCCGTCTGTTCGTATTGAGAATGCTGCTCATCAACGTACTACGATTAATCCATGGGAAGCTGCTAATATCTGCTTCTTGGAAGATTTGCAGTGTGGTGACATTCAGCATGGCCCTATTGCAGCAGAGCATTCTGTTGAATACAAGAAGAAAGCTTCCACGTTGAAAAAAGACTTTGTTTTTATCAGCAAGTGGTCTGAGCTGGAACCGTTCAAAGAGTGGACTAAAGCGGAAGCTAACGCTATTCCGGTAATCAATGACCCTGATGCAATGTACATCATGAAAACTGATGGCCAGTCATGGACGGAAGGCGAAGATACTGAAAAAACAGACGAAGAGGGTTATTAATCAATCTATTATGGCAACAATCAGAGAAACAATACTGGAATATCCCTCTATTGAGGATATGGAAGGCTTTTTGAAAAAGGTAGTCTTTGTAAAGCGCGGTATTAATCCCGAAGCGGAATGTACTGCTGAAAACATGAAGCAAGTCGGTCTTTGCGTTGCTGATACGTATGCCATGATGGTAAACTCACAGGATTTCAGTGAGAATAAGCTTTCTGTTACTCATCCCCGTTCTTTCTATATCCAGACTGCAAAGCAGTTGTATATAGAGAATGGGGAGCCGGAGAAGGCTGGTAAGCTTGGGAAACGAATCATTATCAAGGGAAGGGCAGGGAACAGATGGTAAAACGGTATCCACATACAGCGATAGTAACTATGTCTGCTAAAGGGCGGCTTGTTGACGGTGAATGGGTTCCGGGAATACCGGTTGAAATATCTGTCTCCGGACGTTATGACTCGGTAAGCGATGGAAGAATCGTTCTCAAGCGTAATTCGGCTGGTGATGAAGCGCAAGTACATGGCTATTTCTATACCAAAATGCAGCCACCGGCCGGTAGTAAATTTTTGCGTTTGAAAGTCGAATCAAAGGGTATTGATGTACCGGTTATCTGTTGGGAACCTTATCAATCACATTCAATAATTAATGTATGAGAAATGGTATGACACCTCTTTTCGACCAGCAGTCACTAGAACGTTGGCTCAATCACTTTCAAAGAAAAGCGGAAGATAAGATGCTTGTATTCCTGCAGGCAGGTGGTGAGAAGTTTATAGAAGTAGCCCGCCGGAGTGGTTCATATAAAGACCAAACGGGCAATCTTCGAAGCTCTATCGGATATATAATAGCCAAAGACGGAGAAGTGGTTACAGAAAACTTTAAGGAGAGCGACAAGGGGACTGACAAGACAACTGGTAAGTACAAAGGTCGTAGGCTTGCAGAAGAAGTCTCTCTTTCTCATACTGGCGGTTATGTGTTGGTTGGTGTTGCAGGAATGGAGTATGCGGCAGCCGTGGAAGCTAAAGGGTATGAGGTTGTTTCAGGAGCTAATACACAATGTGAGAAGTATCTAAGAGATACATTGAAGTCAATTTTTAGCAAGATTTGATTATGGATGAATTCGACGCTGTAGATATAGTTTATGATGCTGTGGCCGCTGCGGGTACCGATATTGTGATTTACAAGGATGCATCAGAAGCGGGTGTTACTAATGAGCATATCGTTATCAATCACCTGCAATTGAATGAGCTCGACTTCATTAATAAAGTGCCTGTTAACGTCAATATCTTTGTCCCTTTGAATGAAAACGGCATGCCCCGACGTCAGCGCATGAAGGAACTTAGGCGTAAGGTAAGGAAATCGCTTGATTCAATCAATAGCAATGACGGTACATGTAAAGAAGTGACAGTTCTCTGGAGTGTTCCAATGCCGGACTTGAAAGAGGGCTTTGCTTGTACAAATATTAGATTAGAAATTTTAATAGAACAATAATTATGGCAGGAGAAGTAAGACCTATCGCTATGGGCGTAGGCAGTATTAAATTCGGAACAGTCGGTGACGGTGTTCCTGGGGCGGACCTCAAAGAATTCCCTCTTCCGACAAAAGGAAGTGTTGCATTCAACTTTGCAGACCCAAAGGAGATAAAGGTTGAAACGGAAGGGAGCGATGAACCTTTGTTTGTTGAATTCGTAAAAGATACAACAGATTATATTGAGTTCTCTATTCCTACCCCTTCTAACGAAGTACTCAAAGAGTTGGCGGGTGGTGAGATTGACGTAACCGGCGGTAAAAACATCTGGAAGAAGCCAATCAATGTCCCTTCTATATCGAAGACATTCCAGTGTGAAACGGTGCCTAAAGCCGGTAAAAAAGTAATCTATACCATTGTTAATGGAAAGGTTACGTCCAAGATTTCACAGGCTCCTAGTTCTGAACAGGCAGAGTTATTGCTTGTACGCGTATATGTGCAAGCGGCCATCACGGCAGCCGGGAAGAAACAGACAGCCTTCATGCGTGAAGTCGTAGCAGTTGTCGATGGCGGAGCTGAAGAGTAAAAAGGCTTCCTGTATAGCTAAGTCGGTTAAAGCACTACATTGTTAGTAGAGACCGGTGGTTCGAATCCACCTACAGGAACAAACAATTTGAAGGATGGAGCCGAAAGTATTGAGGGTTAGTCGCGAATAACCGGAAATATTGCCTGGAAGTACAACGGGCTAGGCTCCTTGAGGAAATTATGAGTATAAAAAACTTATTTCAGCAAGAATCGGAATCTGTAACGGGCCAGCCTGTCAAGATTCCATTTGAATTTACTAACCGAGATTCTATTCCTGAAGGGAAGAACCCCGGCGACTGTATTGTAATAAAGCCTATCACTGTTAGGACATGGTTTAAAATTCGCCCGCTTCTCCTTGAAATTGAAAAGGAAGATATCGATAGGATGATTGTAAAAGAGGGGGAACTGCCGGAAGACTTTCCGGAGTTAATGAACAAGTACGGAGAATTACTTCTTGATGTCGTCTGCCTGGGGATTCACAATAAGCCCAACAATCCACCGGAATGGTTCAAACAGGTTCTTGCAGACAATTCTACATGGGAAGATATAAGGATATTATTCAACGCAATCATATATCGCATAGGGTATCACCCTTTTTGCACCTCTATCACGATGCTTCGGAACGTGAGCCCGCTACGAGAGACGGAGATAATAGCCGCTCAGAAGAATCTGCAAAGCTGGAAGGATACAACCAAAGCCGATTCTTAGTTATTGCAAAAGAAGCCCTAGGATTGACTTTTAATGAGACGTTGGATAGTAGCTACGGATTGATAGAGATATTGCTTCAGGAGTATTCCTTTGTAATGAGAGAACGTAATAAGACGGCTGATAAAGATGGAGAAGTCGAAGGAAAGGACTACGAATGGGTAGAACTCCCCAATTTTGATAATCCGGACGAAAAGATTCGGATGAAGAAATACAATGATATTGGCGGAAAAGTCAGAGGATAAGGTAATTTGCTGTTGTGTTTATATATTAGGTTAACTGTTTTTTTATTAAATTGGTTTAGAGTGTGTTTTCTAGTCCCTTGTATCTGTGAAGATATGGGGGATTATTTTTTAATATCTTGGAGCTTCTGATTGAGAGATACATTATCTCGTTTTAGATTATCAATCAATCTCTTTTGGTAGGCGAGCATTCCTTCAATTCTTCCTTCATTCTTGCCCTTTTCGTAGGCAGCATTGATTTCCTCTATCGTGTAGCTACTTTTATTCGCTACGGATACGTCTTCATTTTCCTTGGTCATGGCGCTAATGAATAGTGATTTATATATTATAGAAAAGGCTATCTTTTCCCTTTATTCCGACCAAGGAACATAATCTTTCAAATGCTTTGGGACTATGTAGCAAAGGGAATTGATAGCCTTATATTGTATTTCTAGGCTTATCAACTCCCCAAAGCATTTATCAAAAATTGTTCCTTGGTCTTAGAACACTGCAAAGATGCTTATTCTTCTCGATATAGCCAAATTTTGACTCCTCTTTATATTTTAAGAATAAATGCTATATGGGTATTCAGAACAAAGATGGAGCGTTGTATTTCGCGACAGGAATAGATAACTCAGGGTTATATTCCGGACGCAATGAAGCTATGGGTATTATAAAGGCGATGGCCGGTGAAATTACCGCTTTTGATGTTTTCGGAGGAATTGGCATAAGTGCGGGCATTGCTTTTGCACAAGCAGCCAAAGGTGCGTATGAATTCGAGAAGCAGTTTCAGCAAAGTATGAAAGAAGTTGCTACCCTTTCAAGTGGGATAAAGGGTAGTTTGACAGACTACATGAATCAGGTTATAGAGATAACCCGAGAGATTCCAGTACTTGCGAATGATGCGGCTAAAGCATTGTATCAGATTGTATCTGCCGGCCATGATGGGGCCAACGGAATGAAAGTTTTAGAAGTGTCCGCAAAGGCTGCTATCGGTGGTGTTACTGATACGGCAACAGCGGCCGACGGAATTACGACTCTTCTAAATGCCTATAAACTCGATGTTTCAGAAGCAGAAAAAATATCAGACCAGTTATTTACAACTGTCAAACTAGGTAAGACATCATTTGGCGAATTAGGTAAGAGTATTGCACAGGTGGCGCCTATTGCTGCTGCCTATGGCGTAGAAATAGACCAAGTGTTAGCTGCTGTTGCTACACTTACTAAACAAGGTACACCAACAGCACAAGCCATGACACAGATACGCGCTTCCATTATTGCAGTATCTAAGGTGCTTGGTGATGGTGCATTTGATAACAGAACCTATCAGGAAGCACTAGCAGAGGTTGCTAGACAAGCCGGCGGTTCGGAATCAAAACTGCGTGAGTTAGTACCGGAAGTTGAGGCTGTTAATGCGGTTCTCGGATTAACAGGTATAAATGTCAAAGAAGCTGCCGGGCATTTGGAAGAAATGCAAAACGCAACAGGTGCTGCAGAAGCTGCTTTCAAAGAAATGGCTTCATCTGCCGAGAATCAGATGAAACTACTTGGCAATAATATAACGGCGGCTCTCCGCCCGTTAGGACAGGAGATTTTGAAAGAGATATCCAGTGCAGCACAATCAATGAATGAAGCCTTTGCCGATGGAAGCGCTCAAGAAGCATTAAAAAATATAGGAGCTTTAATCGTTGTCGTTACGACGGCTCTTGCTGGATATAAAGGAAGTATTTTGGCTGTAAGTACTGCTAAACAAGTATATGCAACAGTTACGGCTATTGTTAATAAACAGCGCACAATCGAAATAGGGAAATTAGTACTTTCGCAAGGTTTTTATGATGCCGAAACTGGTGCTATAGTGAAAAATATGTCTACTCGCGTCCTGTTAACAAAGGCTCTAAAAGCTCAAACTATCGCTCAATTAAAGAATGCTGCAGCAATGCTAACTAATCCTTATGTATTAGCTGCTGCTGCATTTGCTGGACTTGGATATGCAATTTATAAAGTTGTTACCGCAGAAACAGAAGCAGAAAGGGTACAAAAGAGATATAATAAACTTATTGAGGAGCAGACTCGACAATTAGACGAATTGAAGAGTAAAACCAATAGCCTTGTTTCTGTTATACAAGATGAAAATTCAACACAATATGATAAAGTTAAAGCATATAAGCAACTTCAAGCTTTAATGCCAACTGTTTTCTCTAATATGGATATTGAGACATTGAAACTCATGGATCATCTTTCTTTGAACAAACAAATTAATGATGAAATAAATAGAAGAGAAAGAATAGGGGCAAAGACTAATCTCGTATTAGCTCAAAATGAACTTAATTCAATTAATTCACGTCTTAATAAAGCTACAAAAGAACAGGCTGAATCTCCTAGTGCTCAAAAAGCGGCTGTTATTCAAAAGATTCAAGAAGAGAAAAAAATAGCAGAAGAGGAACTGAAAGTTGCTCAAAAACGAGTTGATGATATTCTTAATATTCAAAAAGAAGCAAAAGAGAAAGCAAAACCAAAAGAATTAAAAATAGTTTCTCTTCGAAGCAATATTGATACATTAAAGTCTGAGATTACAGAGTTAAAATCACTCGTAGAGAAAGAACAAGAAGAAAATAATGGTTGGTCTCCAAACGCTTGGTTACTTGATGCAAAACAACATCAACTCTCTAAAAAAGAAAAGGAGTTGAAAGCTTTACAAGGTAGTGGGGTTAGCAAAAAAGTAGAGACTAAAACGGATAAAGCTTATTGGACCAAGCAAAAGGATGATGCGACGAAAGCATTAGACTCAATCGCTTCGTCTCAAAAGAAGTTGATGGACGCAGGGAACTTCAAAGGAATAGATTCTGCTGTGGTAAAGTCTTATAAAGAAAACGCCAAGAAGTTGAAAGAAGCCGAAAAAGAGTTGGAAGTCTATGATTCGTCTTCCAAGCGGGACGATAAAGGTAAGAAGTTGCGTGAAGAACAGAAGAAGTATAAACTCCTGCTAGATAAGCAGAATAGAGAACAGCAGCGTATGCAAGAGGACTCTGCAAATGAACTCGAACAGCTTGAAATCAACAAGCTTAAAGAGAGTAGCGAAAAAGTCCTCAAGCAAAGGGAACTCAATCACCGGCTAGAATTACAGGCTATCGAGCGTGAAGCTGAGGACAAGAAGTTAAAAGTGATTCAGGATGCCCGTTCTGCATTTGATGCTAATCCTACAAATAAAAAGAGGACATTCAACGCCGATGTTTTCATCAAGTCTGAACCGGTAAAGAAGCAGTTTGATAAAATTGATAGTGATGCTAAGAAAGCAACAGAAGCTAAGAATGTGAAATACAATCGCGGAGACGATTTTTCTGATTTACTGAGTCAATATCAAGACTATACAGACCAACGTCTTGCGATTGAACGAAAGTTTAATGAAGATATTGCTACTCTACAAGAACAACGCCAACAGGCGGTAAAGAATGGAGATACAGAACAGGTAGAGCAGATTGACCGCTCTATTGCCCAAGCGACGAAAAACAAAGGAATGGAGCTAATGGGGCTTGACTATGATAAGTTGAAAGAATCTCCTGAATACGTTCGCGCATTTGAGAATCTAAAAGAAACGTCTTCTGAAACATTGAATTCTCTGTTAACTCAATTAGAGAATGCAAAACAGACAGCAGCACAGGTTCTTTCTCCTGACCAGCTTCGTGAATATACAAGCACCATTCAGTCGATTATGGATGAATTGGATTCCCGTAATCCGTTTCAATCATTATCAGACAAGAAGAAAGAGTTAGCAGAAGCAGAAGAAGAGTTAGCTAACGCACAAAGAGAGCACGAAAATACAAAACAAATGGCGGAAGCAATCAAAGGTGGCGCTAAGATTGAAAACGGTGTCAAATCCTCTAAATTCAATCAAAAAACAGGCAAAATAGAATCTACTAAGGCTTATTTATCCGAAGCGCAAGCCTTGGAACAGGTTCAGAAGAAAACTGAAAAATACAATACGGCTAAAGATAAGGTCGTAAAGAAAGATAATCAGGTTAAAAAGGCAGAGAAGGAAGTCAGAACACAAATTTCTGAACTGGCAGACACAATAGATGAGCTTGGGAAAACAATTGGCGGACCTGCTGGTGAGATTATTTCCCTGATTGGTAATATTGGAGCATTTGCAATGACTGCTATGTCTGGCGTTGAAGCGGCAGCAGATACATCGGCGAATGCTATTAGTACGGTTGAGAAAGCGTCTGTTATTCTTGCTATTATCAGTGCAGCTATGCAAGTAGCGATGAAAATCGTCGATTTGTTCGGAAAGGATGATACAACAGAGAAGTACGAGAAGGCTAAAGAAGCATATGAGTCCTATATTAGTATTCTTGATAGAGTGATAGAGAAGCAACTGGAATTAGCAGAAGCTCTAACTGGTGATAATGCCAATGCTGCATATCAAAAGGCTATTGATACAGTAAGAGAACAAAGTGCAAATGCGCGAGTTTTGGGGCAGCAGTATCTAAATTCCGGTGCATCAAGAAAATCTCACTCGAAAGGATATGATGAAGTTGATGATATGTCTTGGGAGGGGTGGAAACAGGCGGCAGATACGTTAGGAATAACTGTTGATGAGTTTAAAAAGAAAATGGGTGGCCGTATGACCGGTCTGTTTGATTTGACAGATGAACAGCTTGCTAAGCTACAAGAAGATGCCGGTATATTCTGGTCGCAGCTTGATTCAGATACTCAAAAATACGCAGACCAAATAGCAAATGGTGTCGAAAAAGTTGCGGAGGTTATGGAGCAAAGAATAACTGATGCCACGCTCATAGATATAGACAGCCTTCGCTCGGACTTTCAAGATTTACTTTTTGATATGGATTCCGATAGTGCTGATTTTGCTGATAACTTCGAGGAATATATGAGAAATGCCATTCTAAATTCCATGCTGAAAGAGGATTATATGGATCGGTTAACAGCATGGAGAGAGAAGTTATATAATGCAATGGATGATGGGGTAACCGAGGATGAATATAACGATTTAAAGGCCGAAGGTCAACGAATAGCTGATGAAATGAAAGCAAAGCGAGATGCAATGTCAGAAATGTATGATTGGGGAAAAGATGATAATGAACGTGAAGCATCAAAAAAGGGCTTCGCTTCCATGTCCCAGGATTCCGCCGATAAGCTAGACGGTAGTTTTGCTGTTATGATTTCTCATACATATTCAATCAATGAAGGGGTGAAGCTTATACAATCAGGCACAGATAAGATTGTAGAAAAACTTGCGTATCTCTCTAATCTGGATAAAAACATAGGGGAAATAATGAAGCATAGCAACCTTGTTATTACTTATTTATCAGACATTAGCAGCCATACAGCACGTCTTGAAACAATTGAGAAGGCTATCGAGTCCATAAGGCTGGGTATTGATACATTAAACACTAAAGGCATAACGTTAAAGCGATGACAGGACAATTCTACATAGACGGAATAGATGCATATATCAGTCTAGGTGTATGCATTGCAAAAGGAAGCTATAATAATCTTGTAGCATTTCCTGCCATGAAGGAACCTGATAAAAATGATTGGCCGGAAGAGGACGGACAGGAATTTGATCTTTCCAGTCCTACACTGGATACGACTGAAGTAAGCATTGAGTTTGCATATATAGGTAGTCTAGGCATTGGCGGACTTATTGATAAGCTCTCGGACTTAAGTTATCATGAGTTCCGTTTTCCATTGATTGACAGAACATATACCTTACGACTATCTTCTCAAAATAGCTATGTTATCAATACAGGTCATGAGGTTGCTAAGTTTTCTTTTACCAATGATTTCCCCCGTCCGGCTGATTACGTCTACCGGGAACCTGCTAACTATATTCCTATGCCAAAGGGGTATGAGATAGATAATAAGGATTTGTCTGATTATGGCGTGGTAGTTCTTCAAGGTAGTAATGCCGAGATATTGAAAACTCCGGCAGTAAAGAAAAACCTATTACAGAGTTTCAAACGTCAGGACGGAGCAACCTATGACGGTGAAGTTGTGAAATTCCAAACCAAAGAAGTATCTCTCAAATGCCTGATGCGGACCGGGACGATTGAAGGATTTTGGCGGAACCATGATACCCTTCTGCATGATCTCACTAAGCTGTCAGTCAAGACTGATGATGAAGGATATGAGTATTCCGATGCGGAACGTATATTTTATTGTGACGAGTGGAGTGAAAGCTATCCCTGCTATTATAAGAGTTGCCAGACCAATGATTTCATGCTAAATAATGGCATCTGGTGGGAGTTCACTTTAAAGCTTGTATTTACCAGCTTCCGGATCGGAGAAACGGAGTTCTTGCTTGCCTCCGAAGCTGGTGAGTTTATCATGACAGAGGACGGAGAGTTTTATATTGACTTAAATTGATGTATTATGCCATTAAAAAAGAAAAGAATATCAGAGTTGAACGAAGCCAGCGACATGAAAGGCTTCTACACTATCGGCTACCGAATAATCAACGGTGTTAGGACAAGCCTTAAATTCGGTTTAGAGAAGGTTCAGACAGCCTTGGATAATATGCTCAAGGCTACGGATGATGCCAAGTCTGCAACTAGCGATATGCGTCAATTAGAGGCTACTGTTGAAGGTAATGAATCAACCCGTGAAACTGCTGAATCCCGTCGTAATGCTTCCGAACAATCCAGGCAGACAGCCGAGACGAATCGTTCCCACGAAGAACAAGCCCGGGAAGCTGCTGAATCAGTACGCGTTACTAATGAGAATGTACGTAAGATTGCAGAAACTGGACGTTCTACTGCTGAAACTACACGGGATAATGCAGAAAAGAAACGTGTCACCACTGAAGGTACACGTGAATCTAACGAACAGGTAAGAAAGACTGCTGAAACGGGGAGGGGGGCGGCAGAATCCGAACGAGTATCTGCCGAAACTGCCCGTAAATCTGCCGAGACAGGTCAGGTAACAGAGGAGAACAAGAGAAAGACTGCTGAAACTTCCCGCTCTATGGCTGAAACCGGTCGTTCCTCTGCCGAGAATATAAGAGTTCAAAATGAGAACGCACGTAAATCTACCGAAGAATCTCGCGTTATAGCAGAAGGCAAACGGGTGACGGCTGAAAACGGACGTACTGATGCTGAATCAAAACGTGTCTCTGACGAACAAACACGCAAAAGCAATGAAGAAACTCGCAAAACAGCCGAAAGTGGGCGTTCTTCTGCTGAATCGGAACGTGTGAAGGAAGAAGATAAACGAAAAACTTCTGAAACGACACGTTCTACTGCTGAATCCACCCGTGTTTCTGCCGAGGATAAGAGAAAGGCGGATGAAGCGACAAGAGGAACAAATGAAAGCTCACGTGTGGCTGCCGAATCTAACCGTGTTGCCGTTGAATCCGAACGAGTATCTGCCGAAACTGCTCGTAAATCTGCCGAGACAGGTCGGGTATCCGAGGAAAACAAGAGAAAGGCTGCTGAAACTTCCCGCTCTATGGCTGAAACTTCCCGGGCATCAGAAGAAGACAAGAGAAAGCAGAATGAGGATGCTCGCAAAACTGCGGAAGGTGCCCGTTCATCAAATGAGGCTAAGCGTGTAAATGCCGAAACGGAACGTGTAGAAGCTGAATCTAAACGTAAGTCAGAGTATGCCGGTATTGTGCAGGAAATGACAACTGCTACGGAAGAAGCCGGTGCAGAGCTTGCAGCCGTTAAGAAAGCAACTGACGATGCAAATGCAGCTAAGAACGCATCTGTTGAGCAGACGGCTCTTGCTAAGAAAGCTACGGATGCGGCTAATACTGCAGCTGGTAGTGTTAATGCTGCTAAAGATGCTGCAACTACTGCGGCGAATAATGCTAATGCAGCCAAAACAGCATCAGAGGCACAAACAGTTCTTGCTAAGAAGGCTACTGACGATGCGAATGCGGCCAAGGATGCATCTGTAGCACAAACAGGTCTAGCCCAAAAGGCTACTGATGAGGCAAATGCTGCTGCATTGGCTGCTAACAATGCTGTATCGGGAGTTGACGCAAAGGTGAAGGCTGCGGTCGATGCACTTGTAGCCGGAGCACCAGACGCCCTCGATACGCTTATTGAATTGGCTAACGCTCTTAACAATGATCCGAATTTTGCGGCCACTATGGCAACAGAGTTAGGGAAGAAACTCAATATTTCCGATATTGTCAACAATCTGACAAGTGGTGGAACCGGTAAGGTCCTTTCCGCTGAACAGGGAAAAGCGTTGAAGGCCATTTTGGACTCTCATAATCACGATACAGTATATGAGAAGATTATCAATAAACTCACTGCCTTCAATAAGAATTTCGGTACTTCTGTCGGAACTGTTTGTGAAGGTAACGATTCACGTCTAAGTGATGCTCGTGTACCGAAAGCGCACACACATAAGAAAGCGGATATTAGCGACTTCCCAACCTCTATGCCGGCTAGTGATGTACCTGCATGGGCGAAAGCTGTTAGTAAGCCAACCTATACAGCGAGCGAAGTCGGAGCTTCTCCGTCAAGTCACAATCATGCGGGAACTTACGAACCTGCATTTACCAAGAACTCTGCTTTCAACAAGAATTTTGGAACGGCTAAAGAAACCGTATGTGAGGGTAACGATTCACGGTTGACTGATGCCCGTACACCGAAAGCACATACGCATAAGAAGTCTGAGATAAGTGATTTTCCTGCCTCTATGCCCGCTAGTGATGTGCCAGCATGGGCGAAGGCTGTTAGTAAACCTAGTTATACAGCTTCCGAAGTTGGTGCTTCTCCTTCTAATCACAATCATGAGGGAGTATATCAGCCTGCGGGTAGTTATGCCCCGTCTTCACATACACATGGAGCAACCGAGATAACTCCTGACTCAACTCATCGTTTTGTTACTGACTCGGAAAAAACGACATGGAATAGTAAGGCGGCCGGCAACCATAATCATACGGGAGTCTATCAGCCCGTCGGTAATTATGCCGCTTCGTCGCATTCACATGGGGCGACAGATATTTCCCTAGATAGTACGCATCGATTTGTCACGGATTCAGAAAAGTCTACTTGGAATGGTAAGGCAGCAGGTAATCACAACCACGATTCAGTCTATCAGCCCAAGGGTAGTTATGCGGAAAGTTCTCATAAACATACAGCATCGGAGGTTGAAGAAGATTCGACTCATCGTTTTATGACGGATGCAGAACGTACGAAACTTACAGGAATAGCAGCAGGAGCTAATAATTACTCTCATCCGGTTTCTCATCCGGCATCAATGGTTGAAGAAAGTACTACGAGAAAATTTATGACGGATACGGAGAAAACTTTACTAAGTACTCTCGGGACTAAAGCAATCCAATTGACATCACAGACCTTATGGAAAGAGTCAACAAGAGATGGATATGTAAAGTATAGTAATGGTTTGCTTATCCAATGGGGAAACTTAGCTTCTTCATATAGAAATAAAACGATCTATTTACCTATCTCTTTTTTAGACTCTAATTATATTGCAATAGTCGGAGTTAACGATAGTACAGTAGATAGTATATCAGTAGTATCATGTAAGATTAAGAAACAAAATATATCTTCATTTGTCTTAGTTCCGGTTGCGACATGGGGTGCTGACAACTATGTTTATGCTACTGAAGGCATGAATTGGTTTGCTATTGGACGTTGGAAATAAATAAAATAATCATTATGAAGTATTGGAAACAAGGATTCTACGACGAACCCCAGGAAGGTTCGATAGAAATTACAGAAGGGTATTATCAGAAATTGTTAGCAGGACAGTCGGCCGGACTAGAGATATTAGAAAGCAAGAAAGGGTATCCAATTTTGGTAGAACCTCAGTACTCACTTGAGGATGTAATAAAAAATAAAGTATCTGAAATACAAGTATTTGACAAATCAGAATGTGTCAACTCTTTTGAATTATCAGGTAGAAGTATGTGGCTAGACAAATCTACACGTGTTGGATTATTTAACTCAATTTCAATTGAGAAACAGATTGGTAAATCAGATACCGTATTGTGGTATGATGCAATAAAGTATATCATTCCCATTCCAGATGCTTTAGCAATGTTAAATGCTTTAGAGCTATATGCATTAAACTGCTACAATGTGACACAATCACACATCGCAGCAGTCAGGTTGTTACAGACTATTGAGGAAATCGAAAACTACGATTATACGATAGGTTATCCGGTAAAGTTGAGCTTTCTGGGATAACCAGTTTTGAAGTTGTATGCTTCAATTTCTTCTTTTGCTTCTAATTGATTGATAGCGTTGATATGCCTTTGTGTTGTGTCATAGCACGCAAGGGCATATAATTCTAGTTGTTGTAACATGTCAATAGCTCTTTCGATTGATAAGACAAACTTTGTATCACCAATCCAGATACTTGTTTTAGACCGACCAGATTCTCTTTCAATATTAATTGAGTTCATAAGCCCTACACGAGTACTCTTATTCAGCCAGCCAAATACTCCGTTTATATTGAACTGATTCACCGCTTCAGATGAATCGTGTAACCGTAATTCATCAAGCTTTTGCTCTCTGATTTCTTCGATAGTAGCCTCATGTACAACTAAGATCGGATATCCTTTTTTACTTTCAGCTATGAATAACCCTGCTGATTGCCCCACTAATAGCTGATTGTAATACTCCTCCGTTATTTCTATTGAACCTTCTATTGGTTCGTCGTAGAATCCTTGTTTCCAATACTTCATAATGATTATTTTATTTATTTCCAACGTCCAATAGCAAACCAATTAAAGCCACCCCAAAATGCACCGTTATTCGTATCTGTCGAATGGTACAAGCCGAACATTAAAAATGAAGATTTGTTTTGGGTCCAGACATCTCCTGTATAATTTGTCGTATCATCTACAGTTCTCTTCATTGTAACCAATACGGAATAATTAGTATCATAAAAGGATGTCGGCAGATATATTGTTTTATTCCGTCCTGATGAGCTGCTGTATCCCCATTGCATTAATAGTCCATTAGAATATTTTACATAGCCATTTTGTCCTAAATTATCATTAATGATTTGAATCGCCTTAGTTCCGAGAGAACTAAAGTAAAAACAGCTCAAACAATGAGTGAAACAATTACTGTTTTAGCACTAAATTTCTCTTATTCACGACAATAGTTTTAATGTCGTATATTCAGCTCTGTTATTCTCTGAATTTATTCCCCAGCTCCTTACCTTTACAATAACAGATGATTCCGGTGATTTCATCCAAGCATTTATATTTTATGATATAATTCAAATCAGGAGATATGGTAACTTTATATAATGGTGATAAGGAAATAAAAATCGAAGTATGGGATGAAAGTTACTCTTATGAAGCTATCATGGGAGAAGATACACTCACTTTGTATTTTTCTCATCCGGGATACTTGGAAATACCGGTCGGCTCTTGGTGTGACTTCTACGGAAAGCGTTATTCTTTGAAGAAAGATAGCAATTTCAAGAAAAACGGTGAACGTAACTATGAATATATACTTGTCCTTGAGACTGCTAAGGCTGATACAATGTTGTGGAAAGTACTCCATACCGTTGACAGAAACATTAAGTTCTCATATACGGCCAAGGCACATGAACACCTACGTCTACTCGTTGAGAACCTGAACCGCCGGGATACCGGGTGGAAAGTCGGTGGTTGTATCGAGGGAACTGAGAAAGTAATCAACTATAATCATACCTATATCCTTGATGCTCTTAATCAGCTAGCAGATACGTATGAAACAGAATGGCAGATTACCGAAGAGAACAATATAAAGACAGTTCACCTGCGTAAAGTTGAGTATAACAAGGAGAATCCTTTGAAACTGTCGTATGGTAAAGGCCATGGCTTTAAGGTCGGTGTTGGTCGCGAATCCGGGGATATTCCACCCGAAATCATCTTCGTGGAAACCTCTGATCGCAATATTGATTACTCGACATACGGAGCTAAGAATCTGTTGCTTCCAAAATCTAAGACCCTTGTTTACGAAGGACGGACGTATAAAACAGACGCGGACGGGACTTGTGTTATGCGTGCTGACAAGGAACTGACTACCGCCAAAGAAGATAGCTTGGACTGCACGGCTATTTATCCTTCCCGTGTCGGTACTGTTAGTTCTGTGATTGAAGTGAATAAGGATAAGAACTTCTTTGACTTTATAGACAAAGACATACCTGAAGATTTAAACTTCGAAGATTGCCTGATAGCAGGTGAGAATATGACAATTGTCTTCCAAACCGGTATGCTTACAGGCAAGGAGTTTGAGGTGAAGTATATCCATGAAGCGAAAGATCAGAAAGCAGCACGCCGCTTCGAAATTGTTCCGCAGGAAATTGACGGTATTACTATGCCGGAGCCGGAAGTCTGGCGACCGAAAGCTGGTGATACATACGCAGTGTTCGGAATACAATTGCCGAAGGCTTATATCTGTAATGACAGCACACAAACAGGTGCGAGCTGGGAAGCTTTCAAAGAAGCTGCAAAATACCTGTATGAACATGAAGACAAACAATTCACTTTCACCGGAACTTTGGATGGAATTTGGGCGAAAAAACGTTGGTTACAAATAGGTGGAAAGATTGTACTGGGTGGATATGTGAACTTCTCTGATACACAGTTTCATCCGAAAGGTTCTCTTATCCGTATGATCGGAATTAAACGCTATGTCAACAATCCGTATTATCCGGAGATTGAGTTGTCAAACGAGCCGGTCGGCACGTCTGTTACAAGCGAACTGGAAAAGATTGAGACGAATGAAGTAGAGGTAGACGTTAAGCATAAGGATGCCTTACAGTTTACTAAAAGACGGTTCCGCGACGCAAAGGAAACAATGTCTATGCTTGAAGATGCTTTCTTAAACTTCTCATCTTCCATAGATCCGGTAGCTGTTCACACTATGCAGTTACTCGTAGGTGATGAAAGTTTGCAGTTCCGCTTTGTCAGATCCAAAGCAGTCCCAGTACAAGTATCGCATAACATCACTTACAATATCAACACAAAAGTTCTACACTCGCCTGCTGGTATTATCCAACACATGACGTTAGGAATAAAAACAGTGTCGTCTGAACACAAAGCGGATGAATACAAATTTTGGGATATGGTTGAATACAGTTCCCCGGCACTTATTGATCCGGCAAAGAAATATTATCTGTATGCCAAAGTTAGCAAAGAGAATCAGACCGGAACATTCCTTCTAAGCGAGACGGCTATCAAAATGGAACAGATAGCAGGATATTATCACTTACTAACCGGTATCCTAAACAGTGAGTATGAAGGTGAACGCAGCTTCGTTGAGTTGTACGGATTCACGGAAATCTTACCGGGACGAGTAACAACAGAACGAATCATATCACCAGACGGAAAGACGTACTTCGATTTGGTAAAAGGGGAAATAGGCGGAAATATTCAAATTAAAGCCGGTTCCTCCGGATTGGAGAATCTGTCTGAATGGGAAGCTGCTCATCAGGAAATAAAGGACGCAGCTAAAGCGGCCAAGGACGTTGCTGATTCTGTCGAAGGATTGCATAACTATGTAGATGGAGCCTTCGCTGATGGCCTTATTGACGAAGCAGAGGCAAAAGCTATTGAAAAATATATCAATACTATCAACAACACTAAACAAGCTATCGAAGCAACTTACAATAAGCTCTACACGAATGTTTATTTATCCGGCCCCGCAAAAGTTGGCTTGCTTAATGCTAAGGTTAGTTTAATGGGAAGTATTGAAAGTCTGATTAATGCTATCAATACCGCAATTTCCGATGGATTCACGACAACGGAAGAAAAGAAAGACGTGGATAGTAAATTCACTTTTTTTAATTCTGCCTATGCTGATTTTAATACTGCTGTTGAAGCCGCCAATAAAGCTATACAGGATAAATTGAAGGACTATTCAGATGAAGCTTTAAGACAGGCTGTGCAAGCTTTAGAAGACGCTGCTAATGCAGCCAAGGCTGCACAAGATGCAGCCGATTCAATAGAGGGCCTTCATGACTATGTAAACAGTGCTTTTGCCGACGGCATTATAAACGAGGCGGAAGCGAAAGCCATTGAAAAATATCTGAATACAGTCAAAAATACGAAATCTGCCGTTGAAGCTACATATAATAAACTATATGTAAACACCTATTTGGAAGGATCTGCAAAAACAGCCTTACTTAATGCCAAGGTATCTTTATCCGGTGCTATTGATAATCTTATGGCTGCAATCAATACAGCTATTGCAGACGGACAAACGACTGTAGAAGAAAAGAAAAACGTCGATGATAAGTTTACTCTATTCAACTCTGCTTTAGCTAGTTTTAATACAGCTGTTGAAGAAGCAAACAAAGCTATTCACGACAAACTGAAAAGTTATTCCGATGAGTGTACTGCCGATCTGAAAGTACTCAATACTCAAATCTCCGCACAAGTGGCTCGAGTTGACAGCCTGACACAACGGATAGATACTGCCGGGTGGATAACGACTTCCAACGGCAATAAGATATATGCTTCTAAAGAGCTGGAAAACGGCAATACGCTTATATCTTATATTAACCAAGCAGCAGGTGAGACGACGATTCATTCGTCTAAAATTAATTTAGAAGGAGCTGTTACCTTCACAGCACTTCATAGTAATCTGCAGACAGTAATCAATTCAAAAGTAGATCGTTCCGGTTTGGGTGGATTAGCATTCAAAGATGCTGTAGAAGCAGCACAACTTGGAAGTACTATAATCGTAGGAGGGTATCTGAATACCGATTTGATAAAGGTTCGCAGGATTGATGCTGATTCTGGATTTATTGGTGGTTTTACTCTTGAGGAGGGGCGTCTTATCTGGACACGCTCTAGTTATTTCGGAGGGACTTCGCGCAGTTTAAAACTTGGCTCTGGCAGGGCTAAGGAAGGTGTTGTAAATGTGACCTTTAATGCTGCTACAGACGGAAATTTTGGAGTAGCTGCTATTGGCGCATCTTTTGGGGGAAGTGCGGCTATATATGGCTCTTCCCATTCTGATAATCCTAAGTATCCAAGCGATTATATCTATGCGGGATTCTTCGACGGAAATGTAAGCGTACTAGGAGATGTCTCTGCAAATGGATTCTTTCCACGGAACGGGAACGGTGCTGTAATGAATGTTTTATCCGATGTATGGATTACTAATCTGGATTCTCCTGGAAAGATTTATAAGCAAAAGATACATATAGTAAAAGGTATGGTGGTAGAAATGACTAATACATAAAATAGAAATGAAAGTAAATTTAAACAGAAACTTACTAGACTTTAGAGGTCGGGAGTTTATCGAATTGGTGAATGGTAAAGAAAGTAAAAAATCCCTTCGCGATTTGGTTGCAGAGGCATTATATGCAGCTGGTTCTAACCCACGGAAGAACATGGAAACTTCCAAGAAGTTACGAGCGTACAAGATGCTGCAACAAATTATTAACAATCGTGGGGTGCTTGATATTGAAACGGAAGATGCTGCTTTATTAAAAGAAATTTGTGGAGAGTATCTAACCGCAGGGACATACGGACAGATTTATGATTTAATAGAAGGAGGAAACAAAGAATGAACATTACAGCAACAAACAGTACTGCGACAACCAAAGTTACGGGAGCTATCAGGATTAAGTACAGAATATCAATTCGTGGTACCGAAGCGGTGAAAGATATTACTGCCGAGATTGTCAAAGATGAAACGACTGTCGGCTTCTTCAATATTTCGCGAAATGGAGTAACCGGATTCTCGCTACATGAGGATCATGGGCTAACTTCTGGCGAAGTGAAACAAGTATTTCAGACAGCTATTGATGATTGTAGCGAGGTATTAAAATAAAGTATTAATATTTTAGATAAAAATGATATGGATTATTTCAAAAACTTACTTATTGGATTGGTTACCGGTATAGCTGCTTATCTCAATCCTATCTCTGGGGAGATCAAAAGTCTTATTGCTGTATTTGCCCTCAATTTCATTTGTGGACTGCTTACTGCACTCCTTATCAATCATGAGAGTTTTTCTTTTAAAAAGGCTTGGAGGTGTATCGTAGAAGCAACTATTTTCTTTGCCTTGGTTAGCTGCATCTACTTTATTGGTGAACACAAAGGAAATCCGGAAGGTGCGCTACAATGCGTATCATTCATTACGTATAGCGTATTCTACTTCTACGGGGTAAATATTCTAAGGAATATCAAAGAAATTCTACCCAACTCTAGCAATGGCTACAAGGTAGTAGCTTTCTTGCACTATGTATTAAGTGTCGAGTTTATAAAGAATATCCCTTATCTAACGAACTATTTACAAAAAGGAGATACCAAATGATTGAAGTATTGGAGTTTATTTTTCAAGATTTTTGGCATTGGCTAGGATCTGTTATTATGATAGCTATCATTTGCAATATTAACTTGATTAAAGTTGCCCCAATAACAAATAAAAAGGAAAATAAGAATGAAAACTATTGATGCTATTATCATCCATTGCTCAGCCACACGTGCTGGGCAAGATTTACGTGCAAAAGACATAGACCAAATGCACCGGGCACGGGGATTCAATCAAATCGGCTATAACTTCGTCATTGACCTGGACGGAATGATAGAGAACGGTCGACCGCTTTCCATCGACGGGGCACATTGCAATACGAAAGGTTTTAGCGAATCTTCGTATAATAAGCACAGTATTGGTATCTGTTATATCGGTGGCTTAGATACAAACGGAAAGCCGGCAGATACGCGTACGATTGCTCAAAAAGCTAGTTTGCGGCAATTAGTTGCTAAACTCTGTAAAGAATATCCTATCGTCGAGGTTTTGGGGCACCGGGATACTTCGCCCGACTTGAACGGGAGCGGGGAGATAGAACCGGCAGAATACATCAAGGCGTGTCCCTGCTTTGATGTGCGTTCCGAGTTCTCCAACTTCTTGCGTAATACAGTAGTTCGACCATGAGACAACTAATTTATATCATATTGCTGACGTTAGCAATATGCTTTGTGTCTTGCCGAACTCAATATGTACCAGTAGAGACTGTGAGAACCGAATATAAGACACGTGATAGTATCCGGGTTGATAGCATCTATAATCAGGATAGCATTTATGTACTTGTCAAAGGAGATACCATTTACCAGTATAGATATAAGTACCTGTACAAGTATCAATACCTAAACAGGACGGATACGGTGATTAAGGTTGATTCAGTGCAGGTTCCTTATCCAGTCGAAAAGAGTAAAGCCAAGCCTTTGTCTTGATTGAAATCAGAGTGGAACACAGAA